GCGTGTCCGGTGGCATCGGTGCGCGAGGCGCTGTAGGTGATCTGGCCGCTGTTGGTGGTGCCACGCTTGATGGTCAGGAAGGCTGCAGCGATGTCGTTCCAGCCGGCATCCCACTCAATGCGGCTGCCGGTGATGGTGTCCTGGGCTTTAAGCACCAGAGCGTTCTTCGCCTCGAGGCTGTAGTGAATGGGCGTGGCGCGCGGGTAGAAGTCGCGGACCAGGTCGAATACGCCATAGCCCACGCCGGTGATGTCGATGCCGATGTGCTGGACGTTGAAGCGCTCGGTGAGCTTCTTGACCTGGGCCGCCTGGTGCGTGAACGACGTGCCCCGCCAGTTGTGCTTCTCCAGGATGCGAAACTTGCCGCCCTGCTCCAGAGGTGGCGCCACGACAACGCAGGTAGCGTCGTCACGGGTGCGGCTGGGGTCGTAGCCAAGCCAGACGGGGCTGTTGCCGAAGGGCCGATCATCGTCGGGGTCGTAGTCCGTCCACAGGGCGATATCGGAGTAGCAGCGTTCAAGATCGCCCAGGGCGAAGGCACTCATCGTGCTGTCGATGAATTTGCACATGTAGAGCTGGGCGAAGCGCTCTTCGTCGTTTTCCAGCTTGAGGCGATCGATGTCGAACAGGTTGCAGCCGCCGGCCACGGCATCTTCGATGGTGATGACCTTGCGCCACTGGCCATCCGGACAGAGCGCGCCGGCGTGGATGGCCGCGTCACTGGGCCACTGCTGGCCGAGCTTCTTGCCACGCTTGCTGTTGCGGAATTCCTCGCCGGTCCAGAACGGGTAGGCCTGGTGAGTGACGGCGCTGGGCGTGGAAAAGTAGGTTTTGCGCCACTTTTTATGGGTGGCCATCGCGCCGGCGAGGCTGTTCAGCTTCTCGAAGTCGCGGATCCAGAAGTACTCATCGATGTAGACGTGCCCGTGGTGGCCCTGGGCGGTACTGCTGTTGGTGCTGAGGAAGCGCAGTTCGGCCCAGGGCTTGCCGTCGTGGCTGAGCACGATGGGGTTGCCGGTGAGCTGGATGCCGAACCACTCAGCGGCGAAGGCGATGATGTAGCTGCGGAAGATCTCCGACTGCGCCCGGCTGGCGGAGAGGAACATCTGGTTGTCGCCTGTCAGCACGGCATCCATGAAGGCTTCGGCAGCGAAATAGTAGGTCAACCCCACCTGCCGGCTTTTGAGGATATTCCGTATGCGGCATGTCAGCGGGTTCTGTTTGGCAGCAAAAAGCTCCTGCTGGTAGGCGAACATGTTGGAGGTGAACTTCTCCAGGAAGTCCACTTCGGTCAGGCCGGTTACGTCATTCTTCTGCTTCTTTTCCCGCTGCCCACCTTTGCCGCCCCGGCGTTGCGGCCGCTCACTCTGTTGCTCCCTGCCCTCACCGCGCTCTGGCGCCGCGTCGTTGGCCGGCTGCTGCGGCTTGGCGGACTGCTTCAGCAGGCGTTCGCGCACGGTGGTGAGGCGGTCGAGCTCGTCCAGCTCGCCCTTGGTCATTACCTCGGGCTTTTCGAGCAGCAGAGTGATGCGCCGGCTGATAGCGGTCAGCGGCTCCTCATCGGTCAGCATCTCGTCCCAGCCGCCACGGGCGATCCAGTAATAGACGATGCGGACGTTGGGCAGGCCGAGTTGCGCCTGGATTTCCTTCGGCTTTGCGCGGCGAAGGTATAGGCGTTTTGCGGCTTCTTTCACTTCAATGGCGTATGGCATGCGCCGCAGTCTATGAGGCGAAAACGCAGCCAACGCGCTAATAAAATCCGCGATATTCCTATTTTTACGGGTTAGGAATATCGCTCAGTGGCATTGATTGTTCAGCCATATAACGCTGCATAAGGTGGGGCCTCTGATCACCGATGAGCGCCCTTCTCACCATGCCCCGCTCCCTTGTTTCGTACTGGAAACGCGTTGCCGTCAGCGGCCCTACCGTCGATGGCCGCGAGATCACGCCGCAAGAGCTGCGCGACATCGCTGAGACCTACAAGCCGTCGCGCTACACCGCCGTGATCTGGGCCGAGCATGAGCGCTGGTCGGGCTCGCACGGCACCGTTTTCGCGGTGCGCCTGGTCGAGGATGACCCGGAGCTGGAGGAAGGCCAGGTCGCCCTGGAAGCCCAGCTCAAGCCCAACGACAAGCTGCTGTGGCTCAACGACCGCGGCGAAAAGCTGTTCACCAGCATCGAGATCTGGCCGAACTTCGCCAACACCGGCAAGGCATACCTGACCGGCCTGGCCGTCACGGACGAGCCCGCGAGCCTGGGCACCCAGGAACTGTACTTCTCCAAGCGAACCAGCAAAGCCACCTACTACGCGGCCTCCGTCGAGATGGGCCCGCTGCGCGATGACGAGCACGACAGCACCGATTCCAAGGGGCTGATCACCGCGCTGACCGCCTTTTTCAAGCGTTTCGCCCTCGAGGCGCCCGCCACTCCCCCGCAAACCCCAACCGAGAGCACCCCACCAATGGATGAAGCCACCGCGAAAGCGTTGAAGGCCTTGCTCGAGCAGCTGCTGATTGTTGCCGCAGGCATTCAGGCAGTGATCGAGCCAGTTGCCGAGGAAGTCGACGAGACCGAAACCGAAGAACAGGTCGAGACCGTCGAAGGCGCCGTCGCCGAAATGGTCGGGTGGGCCGAGGAAGAACGCCAGTTCAGCCGGAAGAAGAAGGCCAACAAAGGCCTGGAAGCTCGCCTGGCGGGCATCGAAAAGCAGTTCAGCACCCTGCTGAGCACCGTTCAAACACGCCAGGTACCCCGCACCCAAGGTGCTGTTACCCCGGCCAAGAAGAAGGTGCTCTGATATGGCACAAGCACTCAGCCCGAACGCCGTCGCCAAGTACGAGCTGCTGCAGGCCGATATGGCCGAGAGCTACGGTGTCGACGACGCCAGCAAGCATTTCTCGGTCGAGCCGTCCACTGCCCAGGAGCTGAACGACGCGATCACCGCCCGCGCTGACTTCCTGGAGCGCATCAACGTCGTTCCGGTCAGCGAGATCAAGGGCGAGAAGGTCTTCATCGGCGTGAATGGCCCGGTGACCGGCCGCACCAACACCAAGCTGAAGGACCGCGAGGCGAAGGACGCTTCGGGGCTGGATAACACCCAGTACGAACTGGTTGATACCCACTCCGATGTCGGTCTGCCCTACGCCAAGATCGACGCCTGGGCCAAGTTCCCCGACTTTCCCGATCGCTACTCCGCCGCTGTGCAGAAGCGCATTGCGCAAGACCGCATCATGATCGGCTTCCATGGCACCCACGCGGCTGCCGACACCGACCCGGTTGCCTATCCGAAGCTGCAGGACGTGAACAAGGGCTGGCTGCAGCAGGCCCGCGAGCAGATCCCGGCGCAAGTGCTCAAGGAAGGCAAGGTAGCCGGCAAGATCACCCTGGGGGTAGGCGGCGACTACGCCAACCTCGATGCCCTGGTGCACGACACCAAGCAGATGGTGGACGAGAACCTGCGTGACGATGGCGACCTGATCGCGATCATCGGCAGCGACCTGCTGGCCGCTGACAAGGCCAAGCTGTACACCAAGCAGGGCGACACGCCGACCGAGAAGGAGCGCATCGAAAGCGCCCAGGTGATCGCCACCTACGGCGGCCTGCCGTCCTTCACCGTGCCGAACTTCCCGGTCAACGCGGTGCTGGTCTCCAGTTGGGACAACCTGTCGATTTACTTCCAGGACACCAGCTGGCGGAAGCAGACCATCGACAACCCGAAGCGCTCCCGCGTCGAGGACTACAACAGCCGCAACGAAGGCTATGTGATCGAGCAGCTGGAGAAATTCGCGCTGACCGAGAACATCGAAATGCTGCCGGATCCGGAGGCCGAGGCATGAGCCTCGCCCTGACCCACAAGCGCCGTGTACTGGCTGGCGGCTCTGCCGTCAGCTCGGCACCGGTCGCCCAGCCCTACACCGCCGCCAACGCCCTGAGCAGCCCGGCCAATGCCCAGAAGCACCTCAAGCTGATGGAAGCCGCTCTCGCCCAGGATCTGGAGCGCATCAGCGAAATCAACAGCCGCGAGCTTCGCCAGCAACTGAAGCGCGACGAGCTGCTGCCCAAGTACCTGGAGTACGTGCAGCGCTACCGCGACAGCGGCCTGAATTACCCCAACGCTGTGGTGATGCAGGTGCTGGTGTGGCTGTTCGATACCGCCCAGTTCGAAGCGGGCCTTGAGTTGGCCGACTTCGCCATCGAGCAGGGCCAGCAGCTGCCGGAGCGCTTCAAGCGTGACGTGCAGACCTTCGTTGCTGACGAGCTGATCGAGTGGGCCGAGGCCGAGCATAAGGCCGGGCGCAGCCCTGAGCCTTACGTCTCCAACCTGCTGCCGCGTGTGGATGCGGGCTGGGACGACAAAATCTACGGCCCGGAGAACCCGGCGCCAGAGGCTTGGGAGTTGTTCGAGCGCATCCCGGCCCGCTACCACAAGTTGCTTGGCGTGCTGGCCATGGACCGCAAGGACTGGGCTGCAGCCGTTCAGCACCTCAATCGTGCCACTGACCTTTATCCCGAAATTGGCGTGAAAACGCGTCTGGAAGGTGCCGAGAAGGCGCTGCGCAAGCAGCAAGCCGAAGGCGCCACCGAATAACCGTCTACCCACCCCCAGCGGGGCCTGCCCCGGTGAATCGACCACTTGTGGCCCGATTCCACCGAAGGCAGCCACCCCGCCCTATTCGAGCGGCCAGCGATGAGCTTTTCCGGCAAACCCACCACCTTCGTGGAACAGGCGATCGAGAATGACGGCTTCTGGCCGGATCTCTCCGTGGCCGAGTTCCAGCGCGGCTACCGCCTGCCGGCGGAGTACCTGGTGGAGCTGCTGGCCGAGGGTATCGCCTTCGCCATGGGCGAGGTGAACCAGGATCTCGCCAAGCGCAAGGCGGCATGGCAGGCAGCAGGCATCGCCAGCGTGGAAAGTGCAGACCCTACGGTGCTGCAAGAGCGCCCATTTCACGTAGCGACGTACAAGCGCGCCGTGTACTGCCGCGCCAAGGCCTACTTGCTGCAGCAGTTCGCCACGGTGAATCGCCGCGACACGGCCGAGAACCTGGCCAAGGAAGCGCCCGCCACGGAAGAACGGTTTCTGGCCTTCAGCCAACAGGCCGTGCGCCTGCTGCAGGGGCGTAGCCGAATCACGGCGGTGCTGCTGTGAACAAGCTGCGGGCGTTGACCGCCTTTCTGCTCGAGCGCCGTTTGGTGGCCCCGGAACAGCTCGATAGCTGGGCCGAGCAGATCACCTTGAACCTCACCTGGAAGCCGGACCTGGACGGCTTGCACCTGGGTGATATGCGCTACCGCGCCGTGATTGTGATGGAGCGCTTCGCCGATCACCCGGGCCGGCTGATGGCTCTGCTGGGCAGTTGGCTGGAAACCAGCGACCCCGATCGGGACGACGATCTGCCGGCGCCGACCTTCGACATCGAGCAGTTGGATAACGACCTGGCCGACGTCGAGCTGACCGTGGAATTCATCGAGCCGCAATATCTGGCCGAAGACGCTGAAGGCGAGATCGAGGCCTTCGGCAAGCGCTGGGCGTTTGTGCCGTTCGATCTGTGGATTGCTGAGCAGGGCGAGGTGACCAGCCATGGCGCGTAGCACCTTCGAGCTCGATGCCCGTGGCTACTTGGGCGTTCGTGAACAGCTCGCCCTGCTGAGCC